GGACACACCGAACGTCACCCTCGCTGTACTGCTGTCATTGAGCACCCGGGACCACTCAACGTCGATGACACTGGCCGATCCGCTGCCGACAATGGTGCCGCCGGACTCGTCATTGATGGACGCGGTATGTGTCGCACACCCCAGGGCTGCCATCAGTAACCCCTGCCGCTGACGCCGAAGCTGATACCGGCCGTCGCGGACGGCGGATGCACCACGTCGCTTTCCAGGCACACGCAGTATCCGGCGCAGGTCATGTCCGCGAACTTCACCGGTCCGCCGTCAGAGCTGCCGAACGCCGTAGAGGCTACTTCGCACTGGCCCCCGCAGTCGGTTGTCACCTGGCCGGTCTGGCCGTCGATCTGAATGCTGTTGTTGGCGGGCAGGAAGGTGATGAAGAACTCCATCAGCGGACTGCACCGGTTGGCATCGGCGATCTGGTCACACGTCTGCGTCGTACCGGCTGGCTTCTCGTAAATGGTGATCCGCACGTTGCGCAGATCGGTTGAGCCAGCGCTCACAGTGATCATTGGCACGTCACTGGACCACAGTGGACGCGTCGACAGATCGATGCTGAAGCACGTCCGTTCCGGCGCCAGAGGGATACAGAACGACGCTGTGGGGATCGTGGGCGAAGGCGGTGTGGGAATTACCCTCAGCGGATCGCTGCACGTATCGGCAGCCGTACTGCACGGCGCGAAGAGGCAGTCACCCGTGGGGCACGGGGACAAGCACCACGCGACACAGGGACCCGTACCCCCGATGGGGAAGTTGACATCAAGCAGGTCGATCTGATCTGTCCACGCCCACGGAACCGCGAACGACAGAACGAACTCAACCTCGATGATGTCGCCGTTGGCCCCGCACGTACCGCGTGCGCAGGTTCCAGTGCCAGTGCGGCCGGTGACCGTGGGGCCAGAGATGAGCGCGCCACGACGGAACGTACGGCGGTGCTGAGCGTTGAACGCGTCCCTGGTCATAGGTGCGTCGGGGCAGCAGTTGTACATGGTGACGCACTCGCCGTCACACGCGCCGCCCGTACAGCCAGCCAGTGCCTCGGACAGGTAGTGGATGCCGAACTCGGCGCCGCAGCACGACGTGCCGATGAGCAGTCCCGTGACCGTGACCGTCCGGGGAAGGTCGCGGACGGGCCCGAACACACCACCGCCACCCACCGTGTTGGTGATGTTGCGTGCCCTCGGATTGTCATCGATGCCGGTCACTGTCAGGGGCAGGAAGCCGAGGAAGTTCGCAGACTCGGGCAGGTCCGTATCGAACCAGGGTGCGGGATCTGCTGTGGGCGTGGTGTAGGGCGGTGTCTCGGCATCCGTGGGGTCGTCCAGCATGGCGGCCGTGAGCGTGTCACACCCACACAGGGATGACCCGGACGTGAACGGCGAGGCAACGTTGGTCAGGTAAGCCTGAAGCCGGGGGGTGTTCCAGATCTCGTTGGCGCCGACAGCCATGTAATCAAGAAGCACAGTCGGCCCCCTGAGGACTGCACCCGCAGATGCTGGACAGCTGCCGGTAGCCACCCTCGCCGTGGCCGTACGCGGACGCACAGAGCCGTTCCAGGGGCGTGAGGCCCATGGGTCCCGCAGCGAAGTCTTCAGCCCAGGACTCTGCACTGTCCTCGCTGGCTGGCCAGGTGCGGGTGACCCAGCTGTAGATCTTCCAGCGGATTCGGTTCAGCATCCGGATTCCTTCCCTGTGGTGGTGGACACAGCTTACCGGGGCCTTCCCAGGCTGTGACGGCACGGGAACGCAACCACCCTGTAGGTCACGGCGATGTCACGGAAATAGTGGCCGTTACCTTCCCGTAATGTTGGCGGAAGCAGTGTCCGTTTTGTGCCGTCACAACCCGTCCCAAGCTCTGACCTGCATAAACACGAGCCAGCGAAGGAACGAAACGGACACGGGACGGGTTGGGGACGCTTGTGATAGCTGACTTCAGTCTTCTGCATTTCCTATGCGTACGGGAAGACTGAAGTCAGCTATCACAAGCGTCCCGGTACTTACCGTGACCGCTCGGTTACAGCCTCTCTAGATGCCGATGCCGTACGCCAGACGGTTCATCACGCGGTCGGCCGTGGTCTTGGCACTGCCCACCTCAGTGATGTTGAACGTGACATTTCCGGGCTGGGATGCCTGAAGCCCTGTACGCCCCTCAGAGCGCCCCGCAGAACGCTGACGTACCGAACCATCAAATGCGGCCCTGAACTCGTCAGACGCGCCTACAGCGGTCTTCCTGACGGCACTGAGGCGTTGGGTCACGCCGAGCTTCAGCCCGTCCATGGTGTTGCGGCCGATTCCCGCGAACACCTTGGACGGCGAATGGATCCCCAGCGCGGTGCGGATGGCCGTGGACATCGACCTGGCCAGAGTGATCATCAGGTCTTCGATGGCGTTCTGCTCGGACCGCAGACCAGCCGTGAAGCCCTTCGCCGCCTGCACACCGGCGTCGTACAGCCTGGCCGAAGCATCGATCCCGAGCTGATCGGCCGCAGCGCTCAGCTGGCTTTGCACCACGTTGAGGCTGACATCTACCGTCAGCGCGGCATTGCCGTTGGCGCTGACGTTCTGGCCGAGGTCAGAGAACGCACCGGCCACGTCACCGGCCAGGCCGGAAGCAGCCTTGCCGACCGAAGCACCTGAAGCCTTCAGGCCGTTGATCAGACCCTGGCCGGTGAACTTGCCGATCTCAAGGAACACCCTGGACGGTGAGTGAATACCGAGCGCGTCCTTGGCCGCGCTGATGGCGGATCCGACAACCTCGCGGGCTGCTGACGCCAGGGATCCGGCGGCCGCGCGCACACCGTTGATGAAGCCCTGGATGAGCTGAACACCGGCCGAGTACAGCGCGCCGCTCAGGCCCGACAGAGCTGCCTGTGCCCGTCCTGGCAGGCTGCCGATGAGACTGGTGGCCGACGAGACCAGGTCCGAGATGCCACTGAGGGCGGCGCTGCGTGCGTTGCTGATCACGCCCTGGACCGTGCCGACCAGACCGCTGATCGCACCCCGCGCCCTGTCAGGAAGCTGCGAGAAGAATGCGACCGCGCTGTTGACAAGCTCGGAAACTGTAGCAGAGACTGTGGCCCCGAGTTGCGTGAAGAAGTTCGACACGGTTGACACCAGGCTGCTGACGGTGGCCGTCACGCTGGCCCACATGCTGCTGAAGAACCCGCTCACCGATGTGCTGATCGCACTGGTGATGGCATTGACGTTGGTCTGCAAGTTCAGGAAGAAGCCAACGACAGCGGTGACGAAACCGGATATGCCAGCGAGCACGGTGACTGTGGCGTTGACGAGGCTCAGCAGCTTCTCGACAATGAACTGAAGAACGGGCACCACAGCGTTGAACGTCAGCCACTTGATGATCTCGGATGAGAACGTCAGCAGTGGCGCGGCGGCCGAAATGAGAGTCGTGATGATCGGGGCGAGTGCGGCGAGCAGCTGCGCGAAGACCGGAATCAGCGGTGTCACGGCCGTGAGGATCGCCAGGAAGGAATCCACGATCGGCGGAAGTGAAGGAAGCAGCGCCGACACAAGCTGCTGTACAAGCGGAATCAGTGCCTGAACGATGGTTCCGATAGCGGGCGCCAGGGCTGCGAACACAGGAACCAGCCCAGCGGTGATCTGCGCGATAAGCGGCGCGATCGCTGTGGCCACCTGGCTGAAGATGTCCGCCATCGCGGTGAGCAGCGGCGACACGGCCTGGATGACCTGAGCGAGGGTCGTTCCGATCAGGGTCACCAATGGCGCCAGAGCGGTGACCAGGGTAGTGATCACGCCAGTCAGCACGGGGATGATCGGCGTCAGCGCATTCGAGATCGCCTGGATGACAGGAGCCAGCGCCGTGGCGACGGCCGTGATCGCGGGTGCCAGCGCGCCGACGAACTGGCTGATCAGCGAACCCAACAGGGGAAGCAGTGGTGAGATGGCCTTGGCGATGGCACCGATCGCCGTACCGAGCGCCTCGAACGCGCCATTGCTGGCGATGATGCTGATCGCCTGGGAAAGCCCCTGCACGAGGGCTGTGACGCCAGGTAGCAGTGCTTTGATGCCAGCGCCCAGGGCGGTGATGGTGTCAACGATCGCGGGACCGATCGCCGTGAACAGTGGGGCCAGCCCCGGCGCGATGGACCCGACGGCGGTAACCAGGGAACCGATGATCGGCGCGAACTGGGCTGCCACTGTCGACAGGGTGGTGAAGATGGCGCTGATCGCGCTGGCACCCTCGGCCGACTTGACGAACTCTTCCACCTTGCCGGTGATCTGCGCCAGATTGTTGAGCAGCCCACCGCCCACATCGTTGGCAGCCTTGAACACGCCGCTGATG